GAATTGCTTTTTGTCGTGTTGGTCTCATTTCATACCTCTTGCACGAATAGCGGCTTCAAGATCTTGTGATCCACCGTACATAGCAACCATGTCTATGCACTCCAAAGCAAATCGTTTGCGTTCAGCTTTGATGGCCATTTGCCATGTTCTTAGAAATGCGTCAAAGTCTTCAGGAGTTGGATCATCATAAAATTTAGTGATTTCAACCCACGCGTTTTTCATATCTTCATTCATGCTTTTCTCAATACTTTGTTGATTTGTTGACGGATATGCTCTGGCATAGGAGCAGCGTTCAGGCGATCAGCTTCAATCTTGACCAGCACAGGATCAAGGCCAGTATGTTGAGCAGGTACAGTTGTCCTGGCAACGTCAGCAGCTTGTTGGGCAAAGCTGGCGTTCTTTCCATCTGTTGGCTTAACCCATTCAGCTTTCAGTCCTTGGCTTCCACGGGTACACCATTCAGCAAGGAACTTTTCCAAAGGCCAGTTCAGTTTGGCGGCTTCAGCCCTTGCACCATCAACAACAGTTGCAGTAACAGCAGCCTTCTTACTTTTCCTGAGAGACAACCAATCACCCCAAACTTGTTCAGCAACATCAGGAGGGCAAGCAACGACAGTTGCGTTCTCTCTCTTTGGTTTATGGTTATTAGTTATTGGTTCTTGGTTTATAGTTGCCTTAGCGATGGGATGCGAGTCGGAACCCAATGGGTTCTTTTTGCGTCCACCAAGGCGACCATTAGCCCTATTCTTCTCAGCCATCGCGTGATATTGCTCTATCACATCAGCACATCTTGCATGAAACCATCCATCTTCATGCTGAATAAACATATCATTTAACACATCACGAACCACTGCGGATTCCACTCGGATTCGCCTGGCAACCCATTGGGTATCGAGTGGGATTTTTTGTTCAGTGTCGTAGTACATATCAAGAAGTCGGCGATATGCCAAATCTTCTTCGTTAGTCAAATGCGCTGTGGCGGCTCGATAGTCGCCAATGCTGAACTGATAGTAGTGCATGATTTTCCGCTTTTTCAAGCCCCTTTGAAGAAACTGCGGCAGGGGAAGGGGTAACCCTTTTCAGTCAGGGGATCAATCCCGACCTAGCCGTGTTTCAAGCAACTATATCACTTCTTTGGTGGGATGCCAAAGTATTGTTTGGTTCCATCACCTTTATCTTTGCGTAAGACAGTCCACAGGTGTTCACGCTCCAACCGAGCCAGCTTACTGTGAGGGCTTGTCGTTGGCAGGTAACGTGCTATCTCCGCTGCTGTCACCCCCTCTTTTCGTGCCAGGATCAGCTTGAGTCTTGCCATCTGGCCCACTGGTTTCTTTTTGAACATTGTTAACATTTGACTTTCCTTGGTTAAAGATGGAATTCCATCGGGCTGAAAAATCCTCTGCTGATACAGAGAACGGTCTTGCTGAATCGCCTTTGCTCATTTTGGCGATCTCTTGAAATTATTTTGCTTTGGTGTTGCGTGTCCAACGTGCCAGTAGCCGCAATGAGGGCACTTGTAGGCCTCCATTGGGTTATCCCTGCGTCTACCCACTATGACCAGCGCAAGTTCCTTGGTAGGCAGCTTATCCTTGCCTACACACTGTGATAGTTCATCGGTCTTATATTTCATTCTTCCCTCGCTTTCAGCATGGCATCTGCAACGGCATAAGCCACTTCAGCAAGTTTTTCAACACCTCCTGAAAATTGTGCGTTTTTGCCATTAAGAACGGCATCCCAAATTTGAGCGCCAGTTAAGGCTTGAGCTGCAAAGTAGTCGCGCAGGGTCATGCCTTCTTGAGGTGATCCCCAGCCTTCCCAGCGCGGGTTTGGATGTGCTGGCCCACCTGTGTTTGTGTTGTTCATGTTTATGCTCTTGAATATGCAATCACTTGCACTTGTGCGTTATAGTTGTTTGGCTTGCCTCTGTTGACAGAGTTAGCAATCTCAGTTTTGTTAAACAGCCCAACAGCAGTAGACAAATCAAAGGCATTACCACGACTTTTTGGCGTCCCATCAGGCCAAAACAAAGCATCAGCAGCACTCTTTGCTTTTGGCAATTCCAAGTTTTTACCAGTCAATTCATAGAAGTAATTGAACTTGTTTGACGCTGGAACAAAGACTTTACTAATTAGCTTGATTACACCCTCAACAACCAGTTCATCACGAATGATCGTAGGGGATGCCTCAAACTTATCGTACATCGCTTTAGCAATGATCCTGTGCGGCTTCTTTAGCTTCATCTGTTCAAGATAAAACTGTTTAGCGAGTAATTTGCTCAATGTTGATTCTCCGGTTAAAAATTCGTTCAAGGGTAGCGACAAGAAGTGCTTTGGTAGCAGCCTCAACATCACCAGGATTGTCTGTGTAGCGTTTTGCCATTGTGATGGCATGGTCAAGCAAAGCCAGACTTGCTAGTGCTTCCCATTGTTCGTGTTTGTTCATACGCCAAAGATTACATCAAAAAAAAGATGCGTCTATAAGGGTTTGTCCTAATATGAAAAAGATTTTTCTTGGTCAACAATAGAGACCTCAACAACTTAGGAGTGTCCATGAAAATTCAATTCACCCGCGCAGAAGTAGAAAAAATCCTACTTGACTACGCAAACAATATGCTGCAAGGCTACGGCTTTAACACTGTTGAAGGCAGCAACTATCGCGGTTTGCCTGAGACTATTGAATTGACAAAGGAAGAAAAAAATGAACATACAAGCGTTGAGTAAGGTACGCAGTTTGTTCTGTGTCAAAGGTGTTTCGATCCAGACGCAGCGCCACAATTGCCGAGCCTGGGTTAAGTCGGTTCGTTTCTTGGGTGACAAATGGCTTTTAGCCAAGAAAGTGCAGCGCGTATGACTGAGAACGATCTTTACGCAATGGGCATGGAAAGCCCAACAGCATGGGCAAAGATGGAAGAACTCTGTAAAGCGTTTAACATTCCATACCCACCACAATATACTAAGGAATCAAAATGAATGTCTATCAATCAATCAATGCAATTCAATATGCTTTGTCTAAAATTGGCATCACAAAAGATGGCCGAAATACACAAGGAAATGGTTACAGCTTTCGCGGAATAGATCAGGTTTACAACACGTTGTCTCCATTGCTTGCAGAGCACAAACTTTGCATCTTGCCAAGGGTTGTTAAATCAATGCAAACAGAGCGCCAAAGTTCAAGCGGAAAGACATTGATTTACAGCTATGTAACAATGGAATTTGATCTTGTTAGTTCAGAAGATGGTAGCAAGCATACAATTTGTACTGTTGGAGAGGCTTTTGATTCTGGCGACAAATCAATGAATAAAGCAATGTCAGCCGCATACAAATATGCAGCCTTTCAAGCGTTTGCAATACCAACAGAAGGCGATAATGATTCAGAGTCACATACACATGAAGTAGCTGCAAAGAAAATAGTTATTACGCCATCACAAGGTATTGCCGATACTCTGCCACAAGAGGAAATGCAGTACCTTCAAGAATTAGCGGTCGAGTTGATCGCTAACGTAGCTGAAGGAAATCCAAAACAAGCCCTTGAAAGGCTTGATAAAGAAAACCTGGAAGCCGATCAAAAGGTTGGATTGTGGTCGCTGCTAGATAGCAAGACACGTTCAGCCATCAAAAAAGCAAAGGAATAATATGCAGTACGACAATAGCAATCGAGGCGCAATCTTTAAAAACGATGATAAGCAACAAGACAATCATCCTGATTACAAAGGAAGTCTGAATGTCAATGGTGTAGACCTTTGGGTTTCAGGATGGCTTAAAACAAGCGAAAAAACTGGTAAAAAGTTTTTGAGTCTGTCGGTTAAGCCTAAAGAAGATAAAGCACCAAAGCCAGCACCAAAGCCAAAGCAAAATGACTTTAATGGCTCTGATGATTCTGACTTACCTTTTTAATTGGAAATACAAATGAAAAAAGTAATTATTGGTTTTTACCTTGCAACACTTGCCACAATGACCTGGGCATCTTGCACCACTAGCACATACATCATCAATGGCAAAGTTACGACTTGTACTTCTTGCTGTTATGGGTCTAACTGTACAACTACCTGTTTCTGATTAACGGGGCTGAAAGCAGATGCTGATTAGGTGATGTACACACCGACCACAAAGAAAAATCAGTGCAGCGAGTAAGCCCCACCTCAGATAGATCATCTAAGGAACATCAAATGATTTCAGAATACTCTCAATGGTTTTTTGACAGCGGCTGGTTTTGGGTAACTGCCTTGGGTTTTTACCTTGGTTGGACTATCGTACTCAGGGGTTACTTCCTCATCGTTCCTCTTGTCCTTGCCGCAGTCATTGGCCGCTAGACGAAACATCTAGGTAACACGTAACAATTTAATGACCTTATGAAATTGGAATG